AGCTGGACGTGGCAGAAAAAGGCCAGCCATCCGGTATATGCCCGCTCGGGACGGACGGCCTTGTACCGAAAGAATACCTCAATCTTAACTTTTCTGGCAAGCTCGTTGTCCATGTTTCATCTTCCGACAGTGGCAACGTTGACGGTACAAAAGTCCGTATTCGTAATGAGCAACTCGGTAGTAACTACGTCCAAACGATTGACGCTTTAGGCAACACAACGTTTAGTTTACTTGACAATCATACCTATTATGTTGTTTTACTTGATTATCCGTCAAGTTATTATGGTGCAGCAGCATCAGTTACGATTACAGGCGGCGAAACGCAGGAACTTACCTTAACGCTTGACACAACACCGGATATCGTTGGATGGCGCATAAATATTGATACAGGCGTAATTGAATACACGGACGGTGCGGCAGCGTATGAACCTATGACAATTACAGATGGTGTTTTTCATGCTGGCTCGTGGGACGGACAATGGGCGGCATTAGTCAAACCTTGTTTGTTGAAAAATCTTATTCCGCAATATTATTTAAAAAAGAATTCATATTTTACGGTAGATTACGAACATCAAGCTAACGGTACATCGTCAGATATCCGCACAGGTGCGGACGGAGATGTTATGAATGAGGTTGCGCTGGCTTACTACAAAACAGGGATTGAAACAACCGGCGAGGGTACTTTCGCATATTTCAAACTGGCAAAAGAACCACAAGATGGTACTTGGTGTGCTAACGCATATCTTAGCCGCTCATCTGTGATACAGGATACAATTTATCTTCCCGCTTATGACGGATATGTGTTAAACGGCAAATTGCGTTCTCTCTGCGGTGTTGCGCCAACTGTAAGCCATACAATAGGAGAATTTAGAACGTATGCAAATGCTAACGGTACAGGCTACGAACAAGCGAACTTAACGCAAGTACAGTATCTTAACAATTTGATGATTTTGTTCTTCAAATCTACTAACAGTCAGTTAGCGATTGGCAAAGGCGTAACGAGCGCAAGCGCCGCTATAGATACCGGCACAATGAACGATAAGCCTTTATTTTGGGGCGATCAAACAGGCACAAATGGAATGAAATTCATGGGCATTGAAAACTTTTACGGCAATGTGCGTAAGTGGCTTGACGGTGTCGGATATTTAGCTACAAATCATTTTGGCTATAAAATTGTGCCACCTTTTAATGACGATAGAACAGGATATACAGATAGTGGCGTTGCAATACCTACAGACGGTTGGATAAACCGTATGAGCAGAGCAAACGGATATGGAATGTTACCATCGGCTACGGTATCAGCAGAAGCGGATAGCCGGTATAAAGACTATTTTTATGGGCCGAATAGTAGTAACCCTGTTGTGTCTTGGGGCGGCTATTGGGGTTTTGGTTTTAATGCTGGGGCTTTCTTTTGGGGTGGCAATCCTGTTTCCTCCACGGACACGGCCATTGGCGCTTCGCTTTTTGCAACGCCGCAGGGATAGGAATCGTTAAGGGGAACGCTTTCCCCTTAACATAGGCTTTATAAGCGCAGCGGCAAAAAAGCAGCAATACGAAAGGGGTTGTGAGACGTGAAAGTAAGCAGCGTTGTAATGCCGGAAAAGGCTTTTCAGGTGCTGCGTGATGGTGAAAACTGCACGGTGGAATTTTACGACAATGTAAAATCCAATCCGGCAGTCGATGGCATGACCGGGCAGAGCGTACCGTCTTGGGACTATGAAAAGTATGACTTTGAGACCGATTACAAGCCGGGCCTTGCGGCGGAAATCGAAGCAGACTATACGACATGGCTCCAAAAGGCGAAGGACGCGGAGCAAACGGCAGAGGCCGACAAAGTACGAAATTACCGGGATGGCCTCTTAAATCAATGTGATCTTCAATACTGCAATTCTGAAAAATGGGCCGCAATGACAGAGGACAAACGAAAAGAGTGGACAGCCTACAAACAGGCTCTGCGGGACGTGCCGGCGCAGGAGGGATTTCCGTACACGGTGAATTGGCCGGTGATGCCGGAATTAAATAGATGGGAGGAATCCGAATGAGAGGTATAGACGTATCGCATTGGCAGGGCAATCCAGATTTCAAGCGGGTAAAGGCTGCCGGTATAAATTTTGTTATCGTAAAGGCGACGGAGGGTGTAAATTACATAGACCCGCGTTTTAAGGCAAACGTACAGGCGGCCATAACGGCGGGTCTGCCGGTAGGTGCGTACCATTTTTTACGTACCGGCGATTTCACGGCGCAAGTGCATGACTTTTTAGCGGCGATAAAACCGTATAAAATAACATGGCCGGCGGCGGTCGACGTTGAGCATACGGAGCTTACCTCGCTTGGGCGGGACAAGCTTACGGATATGGTTATTGATTTTTGTAAACAGGTCAGGGCGGCGGGATATAAGCCGATGGTGTACAGTAACTACAACTGGCTGTACACCGCAAAATACCTTGATGTAGACCGTATCCGCGCAGAGGGCATACCGATATGGCTTGCATGGTATAGCAGTGCGGCACCGCAGAACACAGACAGGTCGGGTATATGCGATATGTGGCAGTATTGCAGCGACGGCCGTGTTGACGGCATAAGCGGCAAAGTAGACTGCAACGTGTCATATAAAAACTTCGGGGTAGCAGAGACCACCGTTAAAATCGACACTACAATGGACGTTACAAAATCGCAGGGCGAATATTATACGTTTAAGACAACGAGCAATCAGCAGCCTACTGTAACGGTCGGCACACCCGGCGTAGTCGCTTTGCAGCACTGCCGCCGCGAAATGGGAGCTGATTATTGGCACCTATGCTTTATCGGTAAATCCGGCAGCGCGGCTGGAATATACACGGCAGCGCCCGGCGAGGAACCGCTGAAACGCTTTGTGGCGCGTGTAAAGTGAGGCGTTAGCGTTGAAAGACTGGATAGTAAAATACTGGCTAAGCGCCGTATTCGGCGTTATAACGGGTGCGCTGGGGTGGGCTGTGAAACGTATGCGGAAACGTCAAAAGGCACAGGAAGCAGAGCAGGCGGCAATAAAACAGGGTATGCTTGCACTTTTGCACGACCGTATTTACAGCGCTTATGCGGAATGCCTTAACAAAGGCTATGCAAGCATTGACGATATTAAAAATCTCGAATATCTGTACAAGCCGTACCATGCTTTAGGCGGCAACGGTACAGGCACGGAGCTTTACGAGCGCGTTAAAAAAATGCCAACAGAACCGTCGCAGAGAGCGACGGCTTAAAAAATAATAGCCGGTTTAACCGGCGGAAAAAGGTATTTTATGCAGGAAAAAGGTTTTCGGGAAAAGGCTATTAAAGCCGTTGTAGATTATTTTAATTTACAAGCCGATTCGACTGATAAAAACGGGAAAATATCAGCGGACAATGTTTTTATCGTTTGGGAATGTAAAGCGCTTCAAAATAATAAAGCACTTCTTAGCACTACCGTTTCCGACGGTATGTATTATGAATTTACATGGAATGGCGATAAGAGCGAAGGATATCTTGACGCATATAAGAAATGGAAAAACGTTCTTGTAAAATAATAGCCGGTTTAACCGGCGGAAAAAGGTATTTTATGAAAGTTAACTGGAAGCAAAAACTTACATCACGTAAATTTTGGACGGCCATAGCGTCTTTTGTGGCGCTGCTTATCGTCGCAATGGGCGGTACGCAGAATCAGGCGGCACAGATAACAGCTATCATTATGGCCGGTGCGACGGTTGCGGCATACATAGTCGGTGAAGGCCTTGTGGATTCCGCAAGCGCGGGAGCTACAACAATAAACAACAATTTTTCCGATGGGGCAAAGGTTGAGGGTATTAGTACGCCCACAGGTACACAGGGAGCGCAGTCGGACGGCACAGGTGCTGCCGACGCGGTACAGGCCGCGCAGGAAGCAATTAGCGGCACAGGTGATAAAGTTACGGCTGAGACGGACAAGGTGGCAGAGACGGCGGCACAGGCGTAAAGGGCACAGCATAACACGGGGCATATCGGTTTAACGGCCGGTGTGCCCTTATTTTTTATGTCGTTTTCGCCACAATACTGCCTTTTCATTTTGGTATTTTTGCGGCACTCGTCGCCGCAAAAAAGGCTGTTTGTTGTGGCCGTAAATACTTTTCCACAGTACTTACAAATTGCGGGCCGCCTATAAATGTCTTACCGCACGAGCGACAAGCGCGAGGATACATATCCCCCATTTAGCTAATCTCTCCTGGCTTAAGCCCGAGCGCTTCTTCGTATTTCCGCAGCACTTCGGGACGTGGCTTTCTGCCACCGGACATATGCGCCGAAATGTGAGGCTGGCTTATGCCTGTTTTGATAGCAAGCTCATTTTGCGTTAGCCCCGATTTTTCAAAAGCAGTGCGTAGCTTTTCGGGGGACCATTCTTTTTTACCTTTTTCGGCATAGTACCCAAGCCATACTAGGCCTTGCATTTCGGCCGTCAGCGTTCCCGGAAGCGCTGCAAAAACATCAATATCTATGTTGCCGACTGCTTGCGCTATTTTTTCATCGGTTGATTTTGCAAGGCCGGCAGCATTTAGCTCATTAGCATATTGTGCAAGCCGTGTTTTCGGACTTCGCACAAATTCTGAAATCCATTCTGCGGTTGCGTAGGGCTTTGCCCCTGTCAAGACCGCAAGAGTAGCTCCACAAGCGCGGAGCGTATCACTCATTTTTTTATCCATAGTAATCCTCTTTTCTTAGCAGTCGCTGTATGGATATGTGCGATACGGATTATACCCTTCCGTACCCTCGTTATAAAGATTGTCATAACTGCGCTCTTTTTTTTGGCGTTTTGCGTACTCTTTTGCGCTCATTGTTTTTATGCTAACATTTTTTATGCAAACTGTAGGCAAATCTAACCATTTTTCAAGGCTTTCTGGGGCTATACCGTTAGCGCCATAGACAGCACTATAATCGGGATTTAATATCTCATAAACTATAGGGCAGCTTTCGTCAACCTTGCCTAACCACATGTTATCACTTTTTACAACAATATATCCTTTTGCTTCAAGTGCTTTTATTGTTCCATTTGTGTTTTTCATTTTTATCTTCCTCTCTGTATTTTGTAATTATATTATATACCCTCATATACCGTTTGTCAATATAAAATCGGTATATTTTTATTTTATATTATACAAACTTAAAGACTTATTTTTGTGTAAAAATAAAATACGGCCGCTATTGCGGTACATATATTATTGGAGGTTTTTTATTTAATGGACAAAGAACTAAAACAGGAGCTTGAATGGCTCAATGAAAATTTACAGGCAGCAGTTAAAAATCAGGCTATGATTTACTGTGAATTAAAGGAGATTGAGGATAAAATAAAGCAAGAACCGAAAGCGTAGTACTTAGGTACGGCGGTGAGAGGGAGAGCGGGGATTTTTACTTTCGGGCGCATATGAGGCCGGAAGTATTTGACAAGACTAAAATGTCGTGATAATATATTTAATATAAATTATTACCGCGTTACTCCAAAAATGCCGATAAACCGCATGAATACTGAATTTTTCAGTAATTCATGCGGCTTTTATTTTTATTTTAAAAACGTTGGGAAATGTTAAAAAACGGGGCGGTTACTACCGCATTACTACCGTTTTTAAGGTATTTTTTCGATTGACTTTTGCAATTTTTCAGCTGACTGAAAAATATAATTTTCAATGTCAACAGAATAATCTGTATGCCCCATCATTGCAATAAAATCTTCTTCCCGTATGTTAGCGCCGCTCATAAGCGTTGCAAGCGTGCGGCGTGTCGCATGTGGTGTTAATCTGCGTACTCCAATCATCGGATTTAACTATAACATAGTTTGAACAAAAGTTCAAGAGATATTCAAAAATATTTCAAAAATTTTGAACTTTACTATTGACATTAAAATCAAGGTGCTGTATACTACAATTAGTTCAAAAAAATTGAACACTTATTATAAAAAGGAGGTAATATAATGCCTTATAATTATTCCGCTCTTCTGGGCAAGATTGTAGAAACGTTTGGAACACAGTCTAATTTTTCAAAGGCTATAGGTTTGTCAGAGCACAGCGTGTCTCAAAAACTTAATGGAAAAGTCGAGTGGAAACAATCAGAAATAGGTCGAGCCTGCAAACTTATGGGAATACAAATAGCAGATATACCAAAATATTTTTTTGCAGTATAAGTCGGCTTAGAAATAACAAAGGCAGGTGAATATCGTGAAGCCCACTGATAAAGAAATCCTTAAAATGGATAGCGTTTTGCCAACCATAGCTGCAGAGTACATAAACGAAACGCCTACATTTGTGCGGCTTGGATTACAACAGCATAGTTTACCATTTGGCAGTGCCGTTAAAAATCCGGGCGGCAAATGGTCTTACCACATTAGTCCCGGTTTGTTGGTAGCATATCAACGCGGAACACTGAAAATTGAAGTTAAGTCCGCCTAAGAAAGGAAGCGCAAACCTATGAACGATTTAACGGTTTTTAACAAGGACATCATACCCGTGTACATAACGGATACGGACAGGAAAGTAGTTATCGGCAGGGAGCTGCACGAAAGGCTAAAAATTGGAACCCCATACGGCAAATGGTTTCCGCGCATGTGTGAGTATGGATTTACTGAAAACAAGGACTACGCTACGGAGGACAAAAATGTCCGCCGTGCGGACGGTACAGAAATGCCACAAATGCAGCATGACCATTACCTTACCCTTGACATGGCAAAGCACATAGCCATGATACAGCGCACACCGGAGGGGCGTACAATCCGCCAAAAGCTTATTGAGCTTGACGACGATATATCCGGATTATCTCCAACGCTTCGTGAGCTTATCCACATCGAGACGGAGCAGAAACGGCAGGCGCAAGCTATAGAGGACACAAACACCCGGCTGGATAACATCGGCGAAGTTATATCATTGTCGCCTAATTCGTGGCGCAAGGACGCGCAACACCTGATATCTAAAATAGCTCAAAAGATGGGCGGCGTCGAACATATACACGATGTAAACGCTGAAATATATAAGCTCGTCGACGAGCGCGCGGGGACAAGCTTACCAACCCGCCTTACAAATAAGCGCCGCAGAATGGCCGACGAGGGCGTCTGCAAGTCAAAGAGGGACAGGCTCAACAAGATGGACGTTATTGCGGACGACAAAAAACTTATCGAGATTTACGTTGCCATTGTGAAAGAGATGTGCATTAAGTACGGTGTGGCCGAAAAGTCCGCCTAAGAAAGGAAGCGCAAAGCTATGAAAATTTACAAGATAGGAGGTAACAAGCTGATGGAATGGGACAACTATCAAACGCTAATAACCGTACCGGCAGCGGATGGTAATTTTACCGCCGCGCTCGGGTATGCAAGTAACGGTGAACTACGCAGAGCACAGTTTTATTTGGAAGACCGTCCTGCTGGAAATAAAGTCCGCCTTGCGGCAATTAACCGCGAAATTAGGAAACGGCAGAAAGAAGGGAAAGTCTGATGGAAGAACTAATTACCGAGGAACAGATACTTGCTTTGACGAATACAGCAAAACGCGCGGAGTTTTTAGATACGTGGCCGGAATGGCCGGTATTGGCCGAAGTCCCATTGCTACAGTTGACAGTACGGCAAATAGTATTACCGAATAGGCAGCGTATTGTCAGCTTAGAGTACGCAAGCAAGGCCTTTGCAGGTTATCGCCAGTGCTTTTTTCAGCGGCTGAAATTAACGGAAGGCATTAATATTAATCCATTTAACGATACAGGCAAGTCGGCGAGTATAGACCTTTTAAAAGACCTGCGCATGGAAATTTTAAAGCAAAAGGGGAAAGAAGGAGACAAGCCATGACCGCCCTACTTGATACGCTTATTTATCTCGTTATCATTGGCACGGCCGTAATCGTTGTTAGCGCCCTGCTCTGCGGCATACATACCATGCGTGCAAAAATACGCTGTGCAAATATAAAACTGCTTTGGCAGGTGCATAGGAGGCATAGACGTGTATAACGTATGCTACAGCTGCCCGTGCGAGCCGCATAAAAATACCTGCCGGCACAGCTGCAAAAAGTATAAAAAGGCCGTAGAGCATGACACACACATCGGCATAGTCAGTATGGGACAAGCACGGCACTACCGATTACAGAGATTGTGCAGGAGGTGACTAAAATTTTACCGATAGTTAACCCGTATGCCGCATGGCGTGCGGAGTGCATAAAGGCCGACATTGAGGCGGGGCTTGACGACGATAGCGCCGAGACGCTTACCCCTGAAGAACTCAAGGCAAAGCGAAGAAAAGACTATCAGCAAAGATATTACCAGCAACACAAACAGCAGCGCATCAGATATGCCAAAGGATGGAATAAAAGACATCCCGAATGTTGCAAAGAATACCACAAAAAAGCCGCTTGCGACTGCAATCGCAAAGCGGCAAACAGAAATAATACAACACCGTCATTATAGACGGAGAAACGGAGATTGTCAAATGGATAAAAATATAAATCAGCTGATTTTAGACTGTGCAGCTAAAGTTTTGCGCATAAATCAAACAACGCAAGCAAAAGTGAACTTTGAAATTAATGGACATGTTAACGCAATAGCATGCCATGGATTTAAGCACGGATATGAAAGCGCGCCTGTATTGTACCACAATGGGGAAAAATATCACGAGTCAGATTACACGCCTTTAGGCGGTGAGCTAGCCAGTAGTCTTTGGCTCGACGACGACGGAGCCGAGGGCAAACTAAAAGAGCTGCTTACCTCGCTGAATGCGCTGGAAAAAGAACTGATTGAAAGCGCCGGCACAGAGGCCGAGAACACGGAGGCAGACAATGAAAATCACGAATAAGATGAAACTTCCGCAGGCCTTCGTTGAAATGGCACAGAGCGATTACACCCCCACACCGAAGCGATACAGTGCGACGGCTCTACTGAAAGGTATCCGTGAGGTTATTCTTGAGCGCCGTCACGGGGATGAAATCGAGCAGGATGTTTCCGATATGATATGGCTCCTGTTCGGTACGGCGGTACATAGCATACTCGAAAATCAGACTGAGGGTGCGACGGAATTCAAGGAAACCTATGTTGAAATGCCTGTCGGCAATTACAAGGTTTCCGGCCGGTTCGACCTTTACGATGCGGCAACGCAGACTATCACAGATTATAAGACCTGCTCCGTCTGGAAAATCATTCATCGGGATTTCGACGATTGGAAAAAGCAGCTCCTTATTTATGCTGCAATTATGGACTATATCGGTTTTCCAGTGAGGCACGGCCAAATCGTTGCCGTGATGAAAGACCATTCGAAATCAAAAGCGAAGTTCGACCCAACTTATCCGCAACTCCCAGTTCTACAAATCAGGTTCGATTTTTCAGAAGCGGACTTTGCACAAATTAATGTTTTCATTCGTAACCGGCTGGCACAAATAGCTGACGCCGAAAAACTGCCCGATAATGAGCTTCCCGTCTGCACCCCTAAAGAGCGCTTTAACGGCGGAGATAAATTTGCTGTCATGAAAAAAGGCCGCAAGGCAGCTCTCCGGGTGATGGAGAGTAAGGAAGAAGCTGAAAGGTGGATGGAAGAAAACGGTGGAGATTTTATTCAGTGCCGTCCCGGCGAAGATAAAAAGTGCAAGGACTACTGCTCTGCCTGTGAATTCTGCAACTACTATCACGAGCACGTCGAGGGGGTAAAGTAATGGAACTAAAATTCCCTCTGCTTGAGGCAGATGACATCGAAGTTAAAGTTAAAAAAGTTACTGCGAAAGGCGCTATTGTCCTACTCTATAAGACCGCTCGCACGGATATGAATACGCTCGACAGTACCGTAGGCCCCATGAACTGGAAATGCTCCTATCGTGACGTGAAAGGCAATCTGTACTGTGAAATCTCGATTTTCGATACGGATAAAAAAGAATGGGTTTCAAAAGAGGATTGCGGTATTGAAAGCCGGGACGATGGCGACGGGAACCAACGAAAGGGCGAAGCATCTGACGCTTTCAAGCGTGCCGGGTTCAAATGGGGAATTGGCCGGGAACTTTACACGGCCCCATTCACTTTCATTCATTGTGCCACACGCAAGCGGCAGGACGGGCGTAGCTATGAAATGGAGAACCCGTTTGCCCGATACGGCGTGAAGTCTATCGGCTACGATGCTTCTGGGCACATCAACGAGCTTACCATTACAGACGATTCGGGAAATGAAGTTTACAGCCTAAATGCGCCGCTAAAGCCCACCGCTCCGCAGTATATTGACGAAATCAAACAGGATGTAATCCTAAAAGAATTACATCGTACCGGCTGGAACCTAAAGGCTATGCTTGCTTACATAGCCAAGAAAGACCCAAAGAACGCTCCGGACACTTTAGGGCATATTACCGTCAAGCAGTTTACATGGATGGTAAAGGCGCTGGAAAAGCGGCCGACTAAAGAAGCATGAAAATCCAATTTGACAGCGCAAAGTGGAGCCAAGACAGCGAGGGCTTTTGGCTGAAAATCAGAGTTAAAAGCCCCGCCAAAGTAAAAAAATTTGTGTCAGAAATGCAAAGCAAACTATATGACGCTGACATAAAAATTCATAGAGAAAAACGCTCCCTTGACGCGAACGCCTACTTTTGGCTGCTAACCGGCAAATTAGCAACTAAAATCCATATCCCGGTTGAAACAATTTATCGGCAGTACATTAAGGACATCGGAGATAATTTTGAAATTGTCCCTGTCCGTGACGACGCCAAAGAACAGTGGATACGGAATTGGAAGTCACGTGGGATTGGCTGGGTGTGTGAGGACATAGGCAAAAGCAAGCTCAAAGGCTACTCAAATATCATTTGTTATTATGGCTCGTCCACATACAACACCGCCCAAATGTCACGGCTAATTGACCTTGTAGTGCAGGACTGCCAAGACCAGGACATTGAAACCAAAACACCGGATGAAATTGCAAGAATGGAGGCCGAGTATGCACAAGCAGACAAAAGCGTGTGATATATCCTCAAGAGTAAAAAACGCCGTGTGGGAGCGTGATGGGCATGCCTGCATAATTTGCGGCAGCCACGAAGCTATGCCAAACGCACACTATATACCGCGTTCTCACGGCGGGCTGGGGGTGGAAGAAAACATTGTTACCCTATGCATAAATTGCCACAATGCTTACGATAACTCACACCTGAGGTCATGGTATAGAAAAAAGATACATGACTATTTGCAATCACAATATCCTAGCTGGGACGAGGAAAAATTAATTTATCAAAAATATCATTTTTAGGAGAAACCAAATATGCTAAATTGTGTCGCACTTATGGGCAGGTTTGTCGCCGACCCCGAGCTTAAACAAACGTCAAGCGGAATATCTGTGACGAATTTCCGCATAGCGGTAGACCGCTCTTACGTCAAGGCCGGTTCAGAGCGCCAGACGGACTTCATAGACGTAGTCGCATGGCGCAACACAGCCGAGTTCGTGTGCAAGTACTTCCGTAAAGGGCAGCTTGTCGCCCTGCAGGGCTCGCTGCAGACCCGCTCTTACACGGATAAAGACGGCAACAAGCGAAAAGCCGTTGAGGTAGTTGTTTCGCAAGCAAATTTTTGCAACAAAAAAGATGATACAGACAACAAAAATACATATTCCAAAGAGCCAGATATTTTACCGGATGAGGGATATGAAGAAACGCCGTCGGAAGATGACCTGCCCTTTTAAATGAGGTGATACGTTGCCTAAAATGGAGCTTTACCACGACAATTTTCAAAACTTTAAAGTTTACAACATCCCCAAAGCACAGCTTGTTATAGCCGACATCCCCTATAATCTCGGCAACAATGCTTATGCCTCAAACCCGGAGTGGTATAAAGGCGGTAAGAACCAAAATGGGGAGAGCAACAAGGCCAACAAGAGCTTTTTTAATACCGACGGGCGGTTTAAAATTCCGGAGTATATGCACTTTTGCAGCAGGCTCTTAAAAAAAGAGCCTGCGCAACCCGGAAAAGCACCGGCTATGATAGTCTTTTGCGCATTTAATCAAGACCAAATGCTGATTGACTACGGCAAAAAATACGGGTTTATGCACTCTTATCCAATATTTTTTATCAAGCATTATTCCCCGCAAGCCCTAAAAGCCAATATGAAAATCGTTGGGGCCACGGAGCATGCAATAGTCCTTTACCGTAACAAACTGCCAAAGTTTAATAATGGCGGACGTATGGTTTACGACTGGTTTGAGTGGCTGAGAGACAACCCAAAAAGGTATCCCAAAATACATCCAACGCAAAAGCCTGTTAGCCTGTTAAAACGGCTGATTGAGATATTTACAGACCCCGGGGACGTGGTAATTGACCCGTGTGCGGGAAGCGGGACAACGCTTCGCGCGGCGTTTGAGCTTGACCGCAATAGCTATGGCTTTGAGGTGGACAAGGAATTTTATAAAGCTGCAGAAGCTCAAATGCTTGCGCCCGCGAGGGAAGAAAAAAAGTTTGAGCAGCTCAAGTTCAGCATTTAGGAGGTAACATTTTGGCAGAAGTAAAATGGATAAAAATCGTTACAAACATTTTTGACGATGAAAAAATACAGCTTATAGAGAAAATGCCTGATGGCGACGCAATTATAGTCGTTTGGTTTAAATTGTTATGCCTTGCAGGCAAAACGAACAACCACGGAGTAATGATGCTAAGCGACAAAATTCCATATACCGACGAAATGTTATCCACTATTTTCAGGCGGCCTATTTTAACCATAAGGCTTGCCTTAAAGACGTTTGAAAGCTACGGAATGATAGAGATTTTTGATGACGTAATAACAATCACAAACTGGGATAAGCATCAAAATGTAGATGGACTTGATAAAATCCGCAACCAAACGCGGCTTAGAGTCGAAAAATATAGGAAAAGACAAAATCTAATTGCGGATGGTACATGTAACGTTACATGTAACGCTACAGTAACGCAATGTAACGCAACAGATATAGATAAAGATATAGATAAAGATATAGATAATAAAGAGAATATAAGAGAAAAAACGCAAATTTCACCGGCTACCGAACTTTGTGAACAGGTGTGGCAATCTTTTATTACGAATTGCCCATCGCTTCCAAAGCCCGTTTCTCCCACAAAATGGACATCCGCCCGGAAAAAAGCCATAAAAAGCAAAAGAATTACGGTTGATGAATTTACCAATGTATTCAAAAAAGTTGAACAGAGCGATTTTTTGACAGGAAGGACGGGAAACTGGCGCTGCTCGTTTGATTGGGTTCTCAAGCCGTCCAACTGGCAAAAAATCAGCGAAGGGAACTACGATAACAAAAGAGGCGATTGCGGTGAACTTACCACCAATAATGAGCCACATACCGGAAAATGCCAAGAGGAAAGCCCACAGTACGGGCATATCCTTTGAAAATTATGCGCAAAAGCAAATTGACGTGCTAAACGCGGTGCAAGGGAATTTAAGCGGCTGCGATTGTCAAAAGTGCAAAAACAAAGGCATCGTTTATTATCTCCAAGACGGTTACGAGTTGTCAAAAGAATGTGACTGCATGAAAATCCGTCGGAGCTACTGGAACATCGAAAGAAGCGGACTCAAAGGACTTTTAAGCCAATACACGTTTGAAAATTTTCAAACGCCGGAAAGATGGCAGAAAGAATTAAAATTAGGCGCGAAACGTTTTTTGACGGATTACAAAGGCAAATGGCTTTACGTAGGCGGGCAAGTCGGGGCAGGAAAAACCCATATATGTACTGCAATAGTCGGGGAATTTTTAAAAAAAGGGGTAGAAGCACGATACATGCTGTGGCGTGACGAGGCAGTTAAAATTAAAGCTGCTGTCACGGATGACTATGAGTATGGCCGGCTAATAAACCCTCTTAAAACCGTCCCAGTGCTTTACATAGACGACTTTTTTAAAACGGCGAATGACGATAGGGGGCAAAAGAAAAAGCCAACGCAGGGCGATATAAACGTCGCGTTTGAACTGCTGAATTACCGATATAACAGCGATAGGCTCGTAACCATTATCTCAAGCGAGCGGACAATAAACGAGATACTGGATTGCGATGAAGCCGTCGGCAGCAGAGTATACCAGCGGACAAAAGATTATTGCTGGGTAATCGGCAAAGATATCAAAAAAAATTATAGGTTGAGGTAAAAATATGAAATTTACAATACCATATCCAAAAACAAAGGCCGGGATGAAACAGTTTGCTAAGCAGTTTGGATTGAATGCCATTTACGCGGGAAAGCATTGGGCAAAAAGGCGAGAAGATAGTCAATATTGGCACTCTACTGTAAAGACATGTTTAATCCAGCAGAACGTACCACGGCAAGCAAGTGTTAAACCTGTAACAATATCGTTTTTTTGGAATGACCGGCTTGATTGCTCAAACCATGCGTACATAGGCAAGATGATTGAGGATGCGATGAAAGGCTGGATAATACAGGATGACAGCCGGCAGTATGTTAAAGAAATCAGGCATAAGTTTTACGACAAAAATTACATAACAGTTGAAGTGTTGCCCTATGAAAAGTAAATTTTACGAGACCTGTTATCACTGCCACCGTGAATACCCTATATGCGAGATACGGGTATGCCCGGCAAAACAAAAATCCATATGCCGGTACTGCTGCATGAAGTGTGGAAAGCATACGGCAGTCGGAACCGGAATTGGATGTGAACTTTTAGAGGAGGGCAGAAATGCGAAGCAAGCAGCGCCATGACGGCGGCGCATACCGCCGTATGAAAACGATGATTGAGTATCACGCAAAGCCGGGAAAAGACCGGAAGAAAGCCAAAAAGAAGGCTGGGAGGAAACATGAGAAGCAGAAAGCTTGAAGGACATGAAATCCTTGATAACCCGGTTGATGGACAAAAAATTTTTAGGCTTCTCGACCAGTATTGCCATTGCTGCGGAAAACAGGTAAACACTTGGGACGACCGTTGCAGGAAAGCTCTGAAATATCAAAATCCGATTTGTGAGGATTGCATTTGCAAAGAGTACGGGCTTACGGAGAACGAACTCCGAGATACCATGAAAGAACATTTTGGAATGATTCCGTGCCAGGGGATATGAGCCATGAATGAGCCGGAACACGAACTGAATAAACTCACCAAAAAGCTATTTGCGGAAGGATATACCCGCGAAAAATATCCCGATTATGTGAACCCTTACAACTGGTTTTACGGTGGATTTACCTATACGGCAAAGCACTTGCACAGCATGGTTTTCTCAACCCCGTGTGGACTGCTTTTAACCGGGAGCTATTTCACAAACGGACACACGTCATATGCAGGCGTTGAATGGATGGCGGAAAACGATAACCCAACGGTTACATGCCCGTATTTCAGCAAAAAAGAGCCGTGCCAGCTTAGGCACGAACTGCTGTGCGGATGCGAATTGCTAAGCAGGTTGGGGAAAATAGTTTCTTGTGCGTGCCATCAAGTCAACGAGCCATACGATTATGAACACAGTTTTTACAAAATACTTGATGATGTTGAAAAAGAAAGCGGTGAACTTTTTAAGGCATTCAACGCTCAAAAACACGGCCACGCTTGCAGACTCCAAAGCTATTATGACAGGCATTCCAAACAGTGGCACATGGCATACGACCCGAGGATGTGCGCCACATACGGATGCTCGTACTGCGATGTTTTGCAGACAGAACTATCACCTAAAAAAGGTAACGTGTACTACGATGAAATCGCTACCTGCACAGAGAAAGGATACGGATTTTTTCCCGATAAGGTGATAACCGCGGCAATAAAAGGTAAAAAGCTGCTCAAGCATCAGGTATCGATTACAATCTGCGAAGCAATCGTAAAGTACGCAAAGTGGAGAATTATTAAAGAAAAAACAGGCTCATATGAGCACAAGCTTAAATTTCGGAATGACCCTGCATTTGCGATACAGTACACAAACTTTAGAGCTGAAATTAGGGAAACCCGCGACTTAGCGCAGGACTTGGCAGACATTGGCGAAGGAATAGAAATTGTCCATGCAAGTGACCAGCAGAAAGCGGCAAAAGCTAAAAAGCATGAGCGTAGGGTTGCTGCCCGCAAAGCGAATAAAAGCAAACTGAAAAAACGAATTTTTGAAGTCGGGTTTAGTGGCCTGGATGAAATCGAATTGAACCGCTTCCGAAAGTGGTTTACGCCGGAAGAGGAGGACGAAATTTCAGAGGAGATAGAAAAGCGAAAAGCTTTAGCAAAGGGCTTTATTACCGGAGAACAAACCACATTATTTTAGTCATAGGTAAGCTTTTAAAGGCGCGCCGCCTCCATGACGATGGAGGGACTATTATAGCCGCCTCTTGGCGGGAAGGAGAAAAGAATGAAAAGCACTGATGAGATTATTCGGGCGCTGCGAAGCTATGCGTCCGACTGCTACGACGACGATGCCTGCAGCCAATGTACTTTTGCGTGGATGTGCAATGAGCTGGATGGCAATGCGCCAACAATCATTGCGGATACTATTGAACACCTGCAGTATAGTTCCGCTGCCTACGAAGATACCGGTCTCGCGCCTGACGAAATCCCGCATTGGGTTCCGGCGAGTGAGAGGTTGCCGGAGCCGGAAACGAACGTTTTGATTTTGCAATCTTACAGAGAGGACGCTCCTTACTCACCTATTACAATCGGGCACTTGCACCAAGAAAGTGACCTACGCGGAAAGCCATATTGGATGTGGATTGCATATGGTGCAGATATGGTAAATCCGAAAATAGAAGCGTACCACAGAGCCGATTTCATTTGCCCGGGGAATGAATTTGTCACCCACTGGATGCCGCTTCCACAGCCGCCAAAGGAGGAAAAGTGATGAATATTCAGATGGCAATGGAAGAACTGAAAATGGAAAATGCTCTTTTAGGCGTAAGAAGCCCCATGAAAGTCGCTCGAAACAATTTGGCAATCGCAGCTTTACAGGAGCAGGCAGAACGTGAAAAAGGGTGCCAGTGGCGGCAAGAAGATGAGGACAGCAACAATTGGGAGTGTTCGGCCTGCGGATTGACATACTTTTTTGAGGACGGAGACCCGTTCGACAACGAAATGCGCTTCTGTCCGGGATGCGCAAAGCCAATAAAGTCCATTAAATTCAGGGAATACGATACAGAAAATGATAAAATGGTTGACCGAGTTGTTCCTGCTGATGGGAAAAAGCCTGGGAGGCTGAAATGATGGACTGGAATCCATACGCATACGCTTTTTGCCACGGATGCCCGTATTACCGCGCAAGCGGAGAGTACATCTACCAGCTGGAGGAAAATCCAAAAGAAAGATTATGCCGTTACGCTCCGCAATGCAGGCGGGCGGCGAAAATTTCAGCAGGCGGTCAGCAGATGAAAATGGAGGGATTTTAATGGACGCTAAATATCTTGCAGAAATCAAGGCACGGGATAATACAGAACTGCCGGAAACGGCAGCGCCGGTGTTCCATGATAGGCACGCACTGATTGCCGAGGTGGAACGGCTGACCATCGAAAATCTCGGGTTGAAAGATGCCGCCATTCGGTGTGACGGTTACGAAAAAAGGTATCATGCCGCGCTGACTGAGCTTGACGTCAAAGATCAGCAGATTGTCACGCTGAAACGGGCGATGGAACTGATGAGTCGGACCGCTTGCGGAGAAATGCCGGGGACTATGCCAGAATGGGATATGGTCAGATGCGTGCCGGATAAAAGCTGCATGAAAGAAGGTCCATGCAAGGACTCTGATAACGAGTGCCATGAGTGCTGGATGCGGTATTTCATTCAGCAGGCGCAGGAACAGGAAGCCGACCATGCCGAATGAAATGACTGCCGCAGAAGCGGCGGAAATGCTCGAAGATATTGCTGTTGTATCTGACCTGAAAGCAGTCGATGGCAAGAGAAGCGGAGTTGTGAAAATAGGGCGGGTTGATGCAGAAGATTTGCGAATCGCCGCCTCTTACCTCCGCGCCATTGCCGCAGGAGAGTATAAGCGGGTTGTACACGCACATATCGTAGGGCGCGGATGGGATTTGCACTGTTCAAATTGTGGAGCGTCAGCGGATATAGGCAACGATTATTGCCCCGATTGCGGCGCCCCGATGGATGGAAAGGATGAAGAAAATTGAACACTGTGATTGTGATTTTTGATAGCATTATGATAATTTTGCTTGTCTATTTTGACATTATGGAAAGTAAAGAAAACAGGCATTTGCGTGAATTGTATGTTCTGCTTGCTAAGGCCACAGAACAGTTGATAGAGCAAAACAAGGAACTGTGGAAATTATCAGGGACTGTATCAAAAGACGGAAAGGATGATAGCCGTGAGACCGATATATGAGCCAAAAGCCCGCGCCAAAGAGTACGGCGACCTCGCAATTAATATTTACACTGGATGTCCGCATAACTGCTACTATTGCTTTGCGCCTGCTGTGCTACGCAAGAGCAGAGAAGCCTTCCGTACCGATATCCAGCCGCGAAAGGGCATTGTGGAGGCCGTGAAAAGGCAGCTTGACAAAGAGCGGATTACGGGCAAACTAATTCATCTCTGCTTTACGTGTGACCCATACCCGCTCGGCTACAATTCATCGGCTACCCGCGAAATTATCAAGGCAATTAAAGCAGCGGGCAACCATGTTCAAATTCTTACAAAAAACGGAACTGACGCAACACACGACTTTGACCTTTTAGACAGAGACGATTGGTTTGGCGTGACCTATGCAGGATATTTACATAGGGGCGACGTCTCTACCGCTGAGCCTGAGGCTGGAACGCCGTACGAAAGGCTATTTGCACTGTGGGAGGCCAAAAAGCTTGGAATTACGACGTGGGTTTCTTGCGAACCGGTGCTTAATGCAAATGATGTCCTGTATTTAATCGAGATAGGCAGTTATATCGACAAATTTAAAATCGGCAAGCTCAACTACCATCCATCAACAATAAACTGGAAAAAGTTTGGAGAAGCGGCAGAAAGAGCCTGCAGGCAGTATAAAAGAAATTATTATATTAAAGAAGATTTAAGGAGGGAAATGCAGAAACCATGAGTGACATTTTAGCCCGTCTGCGTGACGCCTACGCCGAAAACCCCGCCTCCACGCTTGCTATGCTGCCGGAACTGTTTCAGCAGTACGACGAAGGAAAGATTTTTGAGTTGCTTGATATTCCGCTGAATAAAACGCTGTATTGGATATGGGGAAACGAAATCATGCCGGTACGGTACAAAGGCGTCAACGGCGGGTTCGTAGACAAGGGCAAAAAGTTTCACGTTACCTATCGCATGACGACCAAAAAGGAACGGTCGTTCCTGCACACGTGGCATCGAAAACGCGGCATACATACGATACCGGCCGGAAACGAACGGTTCTTTTGCGAGAAGGATGTGGGCAAAACCGTCTTTCTTGCCCGCGAAGCCGCAGAAAAGGCACTGAGGGAGGCCAAAAATGAACCGAACTGAAATTTTACAGGAAGCAATCAAAAAATACGGAGTGCAATCTCAATGCGATATGTGCATTGAGGAAATGTCAGAACTAACAAAGGCACTTTTGAAGCTGCGTAGGGCATCTACTCAACCGGAAATGCAAAAGTGCCGTGAAAACATACGGGAAGAAATCGCAGATGTGCAGATTATGATAGACCAAATGAGGATGGTTTACGGCGATACAGCAGAGCAGGAGAAATACAAGATACAAAGGCTGCGGAAAAGGATGGTCTTGTAAGGAGGGCCAAGATGGATAAAAACATTGTAAAAGCCTGTGCCGGTATTGTAGGGGCAAAAATTAGCGTGGAGCCGTATGCGTCGGCGGCAACTTTCGGGAAGCGGTTATGCTGCAAAGGCAGGAAGTAAGGAGGCGGCAGAATGTACAACCCGCAATACATAAATTTACCGAATGACATTTACCGCGAAGCTGTTAATACTGCAAAGTCATATTACGCGTTACTTAGGCGGCAAAAAGAAATTGAGGGCGAAATAATAAATGCGTCGCCAACATCGGACGGGCAGCCACGGGGCAATCAGACAAGCGATACGACAGCACAAAAGGCCGAGAAGATAATTAAACGACAGGAACAGAACGACCGCAAAATCAAAGCCATAGAGCAGGCATGGGCGGTATTTACGGAACCGTACCAACGGGAATTTATCAAATTAAACCTGTTTGAAAATATTCGAATGGATGATATTAATTTACCGTTTTGTATTAGGACTATGAAAACCATTCGAAAGAAATTTCTTGTTTATGTGGCTGAAAATCTTAACGAGATATAAAAAAGTTTGCACCTAAAAACAAAATCAATGGCTTATAATATTAACATGGACGTTTGAAGATAAGATATTGCTTACAAGTGCATTTCCTTTTTTCCTTTTTCTATAGCCGCCCTGTTTGGCAGCGGGGCGGCAGATATGTCACCGGGCACGGAATCATCCGGGGCCTGCCGGTAGTCAGTCCGGGC